CATGGTTACCATACACGCTCATAAACTGTTTTGGTAGACACTTTGCGGTCTTGCTTAACAAATAAGGAGATGGTTTCCAATGTTCAAAAACATCGCCTGCACAAAAAACCGGACAATCGTATTTTCTCTGCAACCGTTTTATGTACTTGAGCTTCTTCCACTGGTCCTTTTGAAAATCGTCTACGCGCGCGACTGGTTGATCTTCCCTAATATGTAGGTCACCGCAAAGTATAGCTGTTGGATTTTTTGTTCGTTTCATACTATATAATACAAATTTCTTCTTAATTTAAGGAATCTAATTGACCTCTTTTATAAGCTTTGCGAAATTCTTTGATTAATTTTCTTCTTAACTGGGCTTTATTCACTCGTAGTTTTACGTCAATACTTGGTTCATAATGACATAGGCAATTAGGGTGTATAGGAACTTTGAGAAAAGTACCTAAAATATACTCTTTTCCAAACAATGTTTTATACTCTTCAACCCATGTTTGTATTCCTTTCCTGACTCCCCGAGTTTTCTTAGCTCTAAAAGTCAGTAATATTTTAGTCAGTTTGTTCATAATCATTCGTTTTATTCCCGCAAAGTGGGCAGGTTTCTGGCATTATCTCATGGAATTCGCTTTCGAGTTGTGAAAGTTCATCAATTTTGTTTTGTTTATTACTTTCTGTGTTTTTCACGTTTTTAACCAGCGAATAGAGTTTTTCTCTTTTTTGTTTTGTCTCATCACGTAGTTCTATCTTCTCAAACAGGTCAGTAATCAAATTTTCAGCGGTCAAAATTTCATTATTCTTATTAATTTGACTATTTACCCGTTTAAGATTTTTAATCAAATTTTGAAGTGATTTTCTACGTTTTTGGAGGTCTTTCGTTTTTTCCTCCTTTTCTAACAAATCACTGACTGTTTGTTCAGCTTCTAATACTCCCTTATTCTCATCAATACGTGATTCAACTGACTTGACATCTGATGCTAATTTCTTCAACCGGTTCTTACTATTCTGCAGATTGGTAAGTTGTGACTGCATTTGTTCCAAAACTTCTATCTCGGACTCGATAGTTTCAATATCTTCATATTGCTTCAACTCTTCCTGCAGCTCATTAATCTGCTTTTTCTTCGCTTCATAGTCTTGTTCTAATGATCGGATATTGCTTTGCACGTTCTTAACCGCAGTATCAATCTTTTCAAGATGAGCAATTCGGTTGAAATGCTGCGCAACTGCTCCGGGACTTTCACTTAAAAGAAATGGAGATTCTAACTGTTGTTTGAAATTAATTTCATTTATTCGTAGAATACTCAACTCATCAGGAACTCCACTACCAAACGCTTTCAGTGATTGACCATCCAATTGGTACTCATTTGCCTTGCCTTTTATCCTTGCGACTTCACTCTCATCTGTTCCCAAATCAACTTTCGTATCTCCACCCCATGTTGATCGAAAAGCGTCACCTGAAGGACGGTTCCAAACAACCCAACGTAAAGCCCTGAGTATTGCAGTTTTTCCTGAGTCAGATTCGCCTACTATTATGTTTACTCCCGGTACGAACTCAAGTAGTGAATCTTTATGACTTTGAAAGTTTTGTATAGATAGTGATCGTATCATTTGAATAGATTCTTTTATTTATAATACAAATTATTTTAAAATTTCCGGTTTTTGCGAGCCATTTTTATCTCTAAGTTACGAGTCTTATAATACATCTTTTCCCACAACCGTTGGTAATTCATAACTTTATTATCATGAATTGCTTTCGCTTGTTTCTTCACTTCAATCGCTCCATAATTGGTGAATTCTATTAACCCGTATTGAGACGGAATTTCATTCATTTCTACGGTGTGTTCAGGCACACAAAAGTAAAAACGATTAGGAGTACGATTACCTTGCATCGTCGGATTCAAAATTATTTCGTGCTTTTTCCTACGTCCTTTATAGACTGAAACTTCTTTTTGCTCACCGGTATGTATTATCTTTCCTCGTCTTATTTTATAACCATTTCGTTTATGTATTTCTTTACATCTGGCTTGTTTGTGAAAGTCTGCGAGAAAATCCGAACGATTTAATTTAACCTCCACCTCCCAAGTGAATTCCGAACCGGTGAATACCAACAGATCAGATTCCCACTCAAAGTAATAGATATTTGAAACAACTTTATGTTGATGGAAATATCTTTTTAGATTAGTCAAAACTTGTTGTTCGTTCATGGTAAATCATATTTAGGAGCAACCCATGCTATAACCTCACCAGTATTTTCATCATAAACTTCCCATGCTTTCTTCACTGTTCCATCTTTAGAAAGGTAGTTGGGTTTTAAAATCGTTACTACAGTAATAGGTTCAAATGAAATATCAAACGAAAAAGAATTCATAGTTTGTATTTTTCTTAAATACCTTGCATATTTTGTAGATATTTTTTTACCATAAGTTATTGTGCCTGTGATAGATCTAGGTTCTTTACTTAAATTCCTTAATTCTTTTACTCCTTCACCATGCACAAATATTTTAGTGATTTTACCTTTCTTAACCATATTATAATTTTTTCATCATATTTAATGCACTACTTTGAGAAAGCGCAGTACGATATACGCCCAAGGCATCAGCCACTCCTTCATTCTTATATTTAGCTTTGAACCAAGGTACATTCATAAGAGAATCAATTTTGTTAATCATCTCTTGTTTCTGTACGCTTTGGCGATTAAATAGGTATTTCTTTACATCTCCTTCTGTATACCACTCAATTCCTATTGAACGCGAGTCGGCTAGCATTTGCATCATACCAGATGTTACCCCCAACATAACCGCAGCTTCATAAGCTTGAGAACCGTGCGGAAGCTCACAAAGTATTAAGATAACATTATGTTTTTCAATTAATTCAAGTAATACTCTATTTATTTCAGACACTCGTCTTACTCGGTCATCGCCTTTGCGTATTTTGCGTTTCTTAGAACTTGGTTCGGTTTTGATACAACCCACATCTACTACTTGTCCTTGCAAATCTACTACTGCCCAGCCCCATCCAGTTAAGGAAGGATCATTCGTTAGAATGGTTTTTCTTTGTTCTTTTTGTCCTGACTCCATCATTAACTTATTTGGTTTCCAATAATCTTTATAATCTTTATTTTTTCGTTTCATTTAATCCTTATGTTTTATCCGTTCTATAAAATCACTACTGAATACTGCCCCTTTTTCGGCCGTTATTTCTGCAGCCACTTGAATTATTAGATCATAACTTCCACAGATTTCATAAGCACTGCGTAATATCTGTACCGGAATACCATACTCATCATATATCTGCTCCAATACTGATTCCATTGGTTTATTTTTCTCTGCATCAGTCAGAGGTACTTCAACACCGGTTTGTATGTCTTTACTTTCAATAATAGCATCCCTGATAATTGGAGTAATATCTTCGTCCGAAACCTCATCAAAATTGCCACTGGCTTTGAACTCCATTAGCACATCAACTTGTAGTTCTTGATCATCTTCCCAATTAACGTTATGAACGCTAATTTCTGTGTAATATAATTTTCGTTTCATATCTTTTAGATTTTCAATGTTTTCAAATTCTAATTCACAGCATTCTAATTCTCCACAGTAAGGACAAACCTTATCACTATAAGTTTCATCATCCACTTCCTGTTCCTTCAAATCTCGCCAGTTAAATTTTTCCTTACATTCGTTACACCTAATCCATATATCTTTATAGTCATATAAGTATTTAGGACCGGGTAATGTAGTAACATCAATTACTTCATGACTGATGTCCATACTTAGAATCCTTGGGTCTCCTTGCATTTTGTCAACAATATTATCCGGTATTTTATAAACCGCTACGGCGTCGTATTCTGAACCTTTTTCACACGGAAACTCCCAATCAGTGACTTCTATATAAGGTTTTATATAATCAGGAACCGGAAACTTACCTTTTATACGAATATCAATAAGACCCGGAACGAACTCACATGAACCGGATGGATTATAATCCGGGTTCTTGCGGATAGTTGATCTGTCTATTGGAATGAAGTATTTCATATTATTCTTGTGTTAAGGTTACAGAATCTCTGGGATTTAATGGCGTTCCTTTTATGTTAGCCCCACTATCCCAAGTGAGATTCGGATTATCAAGGCATACTAAACCTTTATATACTCTCAAAATAACATAACCATTGTATTTGATGAGATGTTCAGTATCTTCATTTATGACCATCATGTCTCCTATATTAAGAGATGACGCTTGTGTGATTTTTCTAAAATCTTTAGTTACTATCATCGTTTTTTCTTTTTTCGGTTACTTTCAAACTTACTTTCTATTTCTTCCCACAGGTCAATAACTTGTTCTTTTAACTCATCCTCTAACTCTTCTTCTTCAACAATAGCGATTGATTTCTCAATACTTTTATCCAGTTTCCTGTCATTCAGTACGTATACTGTGTTCCCCGTGTATCGTTTAACAAAGTCTAGATTAGTACGTATATTATCTATACCATAACCAAAGTCGATATGTAAAGGTGCAGTTCTATATGGTTTCCAAACTGAGTTCTTAAATACTTCTATCTCCGTTTCAACTCCTATGATACGTGTAACTTCTTTATTAGCCACCGTTTTCTTCTTCTTAATTTTTTGCTTTATATCAGTTTTCAACCGTACTGATGAATAGAAACCAATAGCTTCACCACCTGGTGATTTAAACTTAGGTCCGAATTGATTAGCTGTCTGGCGTATCTGGTTTGATGCAACCATTAAGTACTCATTCTCAGCTATATGTCTGCACGTGCGCCGCAACCATTCACTAAATTCTTTCGCACGTTTCATTCCCATTTTATCTCCTTCATCATTTTCCATTTCTAGTTCAGTAGATAACGCTGCTAAAGAATCTGCGAATATACCATTAGCTGCATCAGTATCTTCTGGTTCCCATTTCAATATAGGCAGAAAAACATCAGATACTTTACTCGGACGATTATAAGTTGAGGCATCTACATCAAAGTCGAAGATTTGTGCAAACTGTTTATTCAACCTGGCTTCTGGGTCGTGGAACATAACATCACCACCTTTATTTTGAACAGCACCTGCTATCTCACTTAACATAACAGTTTTTCCACTGCCACTTGAGCCAAAAATCTCAACAAATATACCAGGTGGTAATCCCCCTCCCCTAATAACTCCACCTGAGATAGCTAAATCCAGTAAAGTTGAGCCAGTTGATATTATTTTATCCGTATCATACTCCTGTCTATTTTGTTTTTTATCATTAGACGCCTTCTTCTTTACCTGTTGTTTGATTGATCCTTTTTGTTTCCTGTTCATAATTCTATACGTTGGATTATTTTGTCTGTATGTTCTTTTGAAACTCCTTTAGTTTTTAAGTCATTATATATTTCTGACTTAAACGAATCGAATCTCTTTAACATCTCCGATTCTTGGTTGGGCATTTTATTGAGTTTCCTCCAATTCCATTCTTTTTGCGCTATTGCAGCCACTTGTTCTATCAAATAATCTGGTGGGTTTTTTTCTACAGACTTATTATACCATTTCATAATAAGGTTTTTGAGAAAATTAGATTTATTTTCCTGTTGACTAACGCAGTATAAAGATATGTAAGAGTTTGTATTACTATCAATATATGCTCCAACCATCTTTTTATCTAGATTTTCTTTTTTTGACTTAGCTGAAAATACTCCCATATCAATTAGTTTTGAAAGCCTGGCTTTCTGTTCAACTTATAAATTTTCATTAGCTTCACCGCACTCATCAAACTTATCACAGTCAACACATTCATCGTACTCATCCCAATCCTCACCAAATGTATATCCATGAGGACACTCATCTTCTGAAGATTTAGATTTTTTCTTCTGTTTGCGTCTTTTTGGTTTTGGATCTTGTTTTTCTTCTGTATCCTCGGATTCTTCTGTATCCTCGGATTCTTCATCTTTTTTCTTTAATGATTTGCGTTTACGTTTAGGTGATTTAGGTTGTTCTTCTTCATCTTCCTCATCCGATTCGTCTTCTTCTTCTTCGTGTTTAGGTTTCTTCTTTACAGATTTTTTCCTGCGCTTGGGTTCTTCTTCATCTTCCTCATCCGATTCGTCTTCTTCTGATACTGCTTCCGCTTCCTCATCATCTAGTTCAAGGAATTTTGCCTCCAACTTTTCATAACTCAAAGGTTGCAACAAATCATCTAACTTTGGTACTTCTTCAAGTGTCTCTTCATCAATAGGTTCTTCCCTCTCTTCATAGTCAATAGATGATGCTTCCGCGTATTCATTTTTTCCGAATTTACGTTTAGAAAACCTGATACTTAACGTAAGACCTTCTTCAGGATCAGGGAACCTGCCTAATTCCGGTTCCTCACTTAAATCTTCATCCAATTCAGCTTGGAAATTACCATTTGAAATTTCCCACAAATGAATCTCTTCTTCATAATCTTTTGCATTTCTAGGAATAATAGCATATATATTCCTCAACTGTGGGCGATCAATAACTTCATCTGAATCTAATCCATCTTTGAATTGTTTATTCCTGTACTCACAGATAGGGCATTTTTTACCGAACGTCCTGAGACAGATCTCTGTTTCATCATCCACTCCTACCCTATAATGCAGTAACACAGGTCTTTTATACCAATAGTTTCCTTTATGTGCTGAATCTGGATCATCTGGATCTTTATCAAAGTGATTATTATCTGTGACAAGATAAGGAAGAATATCAACCTTTAACCTGTCTTTCGATTTGGTTGGATATTCTTTGAAAATATCTACTCCTTTAGGTACGGTATAGTAACCCCTATCCATACCTTTATTTTTCCTTTTCTCTGCGTTCTTGGCTACGTTAGAACCAAAACGTGGTGTTTTACCTTTTTTCTTTGTCATAATTTTAAGTTTTTGTTATTCTTTACTATTTTTACTCTTACGATTTAGTGATATAGATTTATTTGCTTCTTTACTATTTTGCCTTTTCTTTTCAATCCTGGAGTTTAAATCACGTGGTGCTTTTGGCCCTGAGAAGTATTCAGCCATCCACAACTGACTTATCCACTCTAATGATTTTTTACGTGACCATGCTACTTGTTGATAAGCTAATTCTGCATACTCTAGTTCCTCCTTTTTTTCGATTAATTCTTGTTGTATCTGTTTAAACTCATCTTCCCTTATGTATGCTGCCTCAATATCTGAAGCATTAGGTTTTGTTTTGGAAGTATACTCTTCAGGGTTGCGGTTTATCTTATCAATCAGATCCGCACGTACTATTTTCTTTTCTTCCTCCAACTTATTTACCTCGCTCCGAACGTGCGCCAGGTATTTAGCATATTTTCGTGCTAACTCAGGTTGTTCTATCCACTCTATATCTAAATTATCGTGGTCAATTTTACAGTCCCGTTCATAATCAATGTCTAGTTCTTCTTTCATAATAATTTGATTTTTTGGTTTTTTAATTTGGCTCGCTTTTTTATTTGGTTTACTTTCGGTCTATGGCTCGCTTCCTTAGCTTGTCAAACAACTTATTTCATATATTTATTGAGACTTTTCTGTAAATTTCTCAAAGCATCCATATTTTTTTCATCGGTTTTAATATGATCACCTTCCATCCATCTTATTAGTTGATTTGCAAGGCTTATCACAGATATACCCTTGTCCTTTTTTTCGTGAGTTTCATATTGATCTTTAGTTATAGGTTTTTCAGGTTCAAAACCAGTTTTAGATGGTCTTAATTCTGTTTTGTTTTTTCCAATTTGTACTTCGACCATTTCTTCATGAAGTTGCTCTATCCGTTTTACCGATATATTGAAAAGTTTAGCCACTTCACTTGCTGGTTCGTTTTCTTTGAGAATTTCAGCTATTATTTTCTTACGCGCGAATCCTTCTAATGGCTTACCATGTGTAAGGTTTTCCTGAGCAAATAGTTTTAAAACCTCTTTTTCGCTTTCCAGGCTTTTTTCTATAATTTCCACATCTTGTTCACCTCCATACTCTTCCAATATAGCAGTTAGTCTGTGATTACCAGAAATAACTCTATTGTTATTACCTGCCTGTATAATAAGAGGTGGCATGTTAGCGCCATTTCTGTAAGCCTGTCTATATCTGCTTACGGTAAACTCGTCTATTTTTCTCAGATTGGTGAGCTTATCATCAATCCACAAATCTTTTGCTTTTACTGTTTTAGTTTTCATAATTTTAATTTTTTTTTGAAAATCGCTTTTTTACTCTGGTTTACTTGTGTATTCTGGCTCGCTTACGCTATCTGGTTTACTTAGATTATCTGGCTCGCTTTTTTTATTTGGTTTACTTTCGGTCTATGGCTCGCTTCAGAAATTTGGTTTAGTTGAAAACCATGGCTCGCTTCGGTAGTTTGGTTTACTTGGTTTTCTTGGCAAAACTCAATTAATGCCTGTCATTTCCTAAGTATTCTACATTATAGGGTTCTCTTATTTCTAACCCTTCAATGTCCCTCCATGCTACGTACAAATCTTTGATGAACATTTTTATCATATATCTTATAGCAGCTTGGTTTCTATGACCGGGAGTTGCTTCTTTCCACATTATATCAATAACTTTTCCGCCTTTTTTGACCTCTTTTGTCATTTGCTGGCTTTGCTCTAAGCGTCTTTTATAAGGATAGTAAAATTCTAAAGCATAGCTGTTTTGTGCTTTTATGAAACCAGTTCCCATGACAAAAAGGCGTGTACGTAAGTTTTTATTATAAGGCAAAATATATCCGGGAGTTGCTCTGTCTCCTTTTATCGAATCTTCTGTTTGGATAATATAATCGGTTTCTCCGGTTTTGATATTTTTCATTTGATCGATAATTTCTCCCATTTCTTTTTTGTACTTAGACTTGGCAATTCTTTTTTTACCTCTTACTAATCCCGGATTAAGCCCGGCATATTGCCACATTTTTGATACGGTAGTGGCTTTGTAAATATCAAATTCAGAAAGGATGTGAGCGGCTGCAATCTCCGCAACTCCCTTAACTTCTTTGAGAAAGTTGTTGTATATATCAAATCGTTTTAATGTTTTGCGCAGCATTTTTTCGATTTTCTTTTCTTGCTGTCTTGCATCATTAGCGATTCGATCAAAGTTTTCTACATCAGAGAGATCAAATGACCTCTCATCATTAATATTCTGATGTTCACCGTTTGCTTTTCTGCCTAAACGGTTATCCATCGATTTTCTCATTGCCTGAAAATCTTCTCTTGCTCTTACGTAAAGCCTTAACGCTTGTTGATCTTTAGTTTTCATAATAATTTGATTTTTTGGTTTACTTTAAGTTCTTGGCTCGCTTAATTCATTTGGTTTACTTGACAAGCATGGCTCGCTTAATCTCTTTGGTTTACTTGACAAATATGACTCGCTTTCTCAACTTGGTTTACTTTAAAATCGTGGCTCGCTTATTTCCATGATTATTCGGATTTAAGTTCGTTCATTAATTTCTCTTTATACTCACGTATTTCCGTTGGTGTTATCAAATTATTCTCAGCTTTATACAGTATATCTGTCAGTTCTTTCATTTCATCCACGTGAGCCACCACAAATCGCATGGTGTAACGAATCTGCCATTTTTCAGGCTCTCTTTTTAATTTAACCAACTGCTTTTCTTTCACAGCGTCAAAAGAACTTAACCAAAGCCGGTGGAATACATCACGCTCAGCTCTTTGCCTGATATGAGTGTTCATCTGCAGAAATGACTCCCTATCCATCGAGTATGTACTTGTTATTAACTTCATGACTGAGACTGATTAAATTCACTAAAACGTTTGTTAAAGGCGTCTTTATATCCTTTATCGTAAGCTTTTGATAACGCCTGTCTTATTGTACTGTGTATCTGCAAGGTAGCGTTCATTATTTCGCTGGCATAATTAGCTTTACTTGATTTCTCTAATACACTCCACACTTGATTAAATACGTTGTATGCTTCTTTGTCAAAATCTGGCATATTAATTATTTTGAAATTACAGAATAACATGAGTATACAAGACCCGGGAATCCTATGTTATATAAAGGTTCCCAAAATTCTTCTATTATTGATGCTGCCTGTTCATTATTATCATTCAATAGAACTGATTGACAGTACCCTAGTACGTGCCTACGAATAGATTCTGGGTCTTCATTTTTTAGTCCACTTAGTATATTTCTTATCTTCTTCCAGTTTGCTCCTTGTATAAGTGCTCTACATAACTCAATAGATTGACTAAATTGTTCCGCTGACTTTTGTGCAATGTTTATCCTATTATCAGGATCTGCGCTCAATACCTGTTCTAATATTTGGATAGCATTTCGTGGTAATCCCAATGAGTCTTTTATTATCTGATCATATATTGACTTAGATATCTTATCACCTTCAGCTTTAACTATATGATGCAATAGTTTTCTCATCTGAATATCCGTTAGCGGTTTAACAGCGTACTGTGAACACCTACCTTTAATAGTTTTTAACAACTTCTGAGGATCGGTTGTAGCAAGTATCATATATACATGCTGTGGTGTATCTTCTAATAACTTTAATAAGGCGTTCTGAGCATCATTAGTCATCTTATGGCACTCATCAATAACCCAAACTCTGGTATCTCCTTCAATAGCAGTATAGTGTGAGTTTCGTATTATTTCCCTTACTGTTTCAATGCCCCTTAGATCAGCTGTGTCTATTTCTTTATAATCATTACCTTTACAACCTAACTCTTTTGCAATTATCCTGGCTATAGTTGTTTTACCACAACCAGTTTCGCCTGTAAGCAGGAAAGAATGAGGACAGTCCTTCTGCTTAACTACA